TTACGAAAAGCAATTGAATGCAGGAAGAGCAATCTCATCACCATTTTCACGGATTACATTCTCAAGTACAGGCTGGAGCCATACCGGGTTGAGCTTTACAGATTTAATATTATCAATGTATTCATTTTCCACCAATATTTTTGCGATTACCTGTTTCAGCTTTGTAACCGTAGAATCACTCCATGTGGCCACCCAGTCATCCTGCTCCTGCAAGCGCAGGAAATAGCTATTCAAGTCTATCTTGCCGAAAGTAGTGTCCGATAATCTGTACTTCTCACCGATGACGGTAATCATGAAATCCCAAATCAAGCGGTACTGTTTCATCATGGCATACAAACATATCTGCTTTGCTACATCGGATGGCTGCGTTGCGATTGCTGCAACTAAAGAATTATCACCAAGTGCCTCTAATCTTCTCAGGCAAGCAAGCGCCATCTTTCGCACCGACTTTTCTGTCGGATACTGAAATAAATTATCTGAAATAATACGCTCTACTACTTCTTCTGAGCTGCATCCCTCATGGAGCAACTTGGCAGTAGTTCGCACTTCATAAAATAAAAATTGTTCTCTTGTTATGGCAGCATTATATGGGCTCGCTGCCTGTAGGGCTACTTTGTTATTTTGCTCCATCCAAATCCTCCTAACGAATTCTAATCTTCGTTATTCTTAGTTTCTTCATCTGGCAAAGTTTCTAAAATATCACTAATCTGACAATTCAATGCCGTGCATATTCTCAACAGCACATCTGTAGTAATATTGTCTCCTTTACCCAGCTTTGCCATTGACGCTGTGCTTATTCCACTAAGTTCTCTCAATTCTTTTTTGTTCATGCCTCTATCAATAAGCATTTTCCATAACGGGTTATAACTGATACGCATCTGGTACCTCCATTTATTATGACTCCTCAATCACACCAGTTTCTGTAGCAATTTGTTTCTCTCTTGCTGCTTTTTTTGCCCATGACCATCCAAATAGTTCTCCTCCATTTTCATAAAGCTCAATAATCTTAGTCGAATGGACAATGTCACGTGTCACATCATAAAATGTATCTTCTTTATCAAATGCAATAAAAATCTGCTTTTCACTCTGGTTGTATAGCTCCATGATTTTATCTATCGGCAAGTCTGCAATATTTTTGAAAATATTAGAATCATGTGCTATAACTGGTAGCTCCGTGAGCCGTAAGAGTGCAAGGTCAAAAATAATTAATCCCTTGAAGTTCGTGCCTGCTCCAGTATCATCCTCAGTCCAAAATTCATAAGTTGGCTTTCCACTTCTAGAATTTCCAAATTTTATAGTAGGCGCATAGCGTTCACCATTATAGATATAATCGTTTAGACGAGTCATTTCCTGATTGATACTTGTTTCAACTGCCTGAAGCTGTGTTTCACGGACATCTTCAAGCTGAACTTTTGCTTCTTTTTTCTCTGTTTTTAGTTTGGCGGATTTGTCATATCCTTTATTTTTTGCAACTAAAATATCTATTTGACGCTGAATCTCAACCACCCTATCCATAAATTTTTTAGAGATCGTCACCGGTATTCCAAGTTTCCTTTGCGACTCTTGAAGCCTTACCATTTCAGCCGAAATAGCATCAATCAATATCTGAAGCTGTGCTATCTCATCGCCCATTTCCTGAGAAAGGATGTGCTGCATCTTGTCATGAAAATGCTCTATTTGGGATAGCTTCTGGACATCAACATCAGGAAAAAATTCTGACAGCTCTGATAAATCCTCTTCAACAGGAACCAAACCACCAGACATATTCGCTTTAACAGCATTTAGCTGCGAAACAAGTCTACTACGTCTTCTTTTTAGGACTGTCAGCTGCCCCTTAATTTCAGACGCTTTATCTAAATTATCTGTTTCTTCTTGTGATAGCTCAGCATCCTCTCTGTCCATCAACTTTTGTAATTCTGTTCTAAGGCGTTCGATTTCCTTTTCATTGGCGTTATATTCTTTCTTAGTTCTTGCGACATTAGTCATCTCACCAAGTTTAGTTGCATCATCTCGCACCTTACTGCGTTTACTCTTATCATCGTAAACACTTTTGTATTCTTCAATAAATGCAAAAACATTGAACATTTTCTCCAATGTTTCTATTGCGGATTCTGGCTTAACATCCCCGTATTTCAAAGGGTATCTTTCCGCATAATTCTCTCTACCATAGATACGCAGAAAGCGCCCTACCATCTCTCTAAATGAGATTGAAGGAGTTGTTATATCATACGCCTTCAAGAGGTAATCCTTGAATTCTTTCAGAGTTTGTATCCGCTGTACTTTATACTCCGAGTCACAGATACCTATCTCAGAAGGCGTTTTTGTGCTTCTGCAAAAATAATCTATTTTATTCCCAAATTTAAAAGCAAAGTTAATAGTATGTGAGTGCAGCTTTTCTTTTGCTTTGCATATCTTAGGATTAATGTAATCATCACCACCAAAGCAAAAGTCAACAACAAGAAGGAAGGTAGACTTACCAATTGAGTTCTGTGCAGCTTTATCACCTAGCACAGTATTTAAACCTTCACGAAGTTGGATACGGCCACGAGGAACAAGCTGGCCTTTGACTTTTTTAGCGAATTTTTCGCATTCAATTTCATACAACATAGCGCAGCACCTCCTCTTCTTCATCAAATTCTATTTTCCCAAGCGCATACAAACAATCTAGTATATCAATAAACTCACTAACACCAGACATTTTCTTTATCACTCTTTTGTATAAGTCATGCACTGACATAGGACCGTTTTTTAGTTCTTTCAATACAACCGGGAACTTAGGCAGGATGCTCTGGTCGTATGATATTAACTTATTCGGCAATAGCATCGAACACCTCACATTTCTGTATGAAGTAAGAAATTATCACTTCACACGAGCTCCTATCCTCATGGGTGGCATCTTGTAACCAATCAACCATCTTTTCAAATATCTCATCCTGCGATAATCCCATATCGCTCAAGTTCATATATGTCATCCTGACTTGAAGACAAAACGGTTTATATCGAAGAATTCTTTCAGCGTTCAACTCAGTGAATGCATCTTGTACTGCACTGTAATATACATTCACATTCGTCTTTGCCTTGAGATAAAGCATCAAATTATCTGTGGCAATCTTCTGTCTTAATGTCACAGGATTATAGTTCAAATCAATATTTGCTGGTGCTTGCATTTTGGGTATTTTCTCAAGCACCTTGCGGATACCATCTTCAACCTTCTGCATAGAGACAGTCTCTTTCGCCTCGTAGTCATCTACGAGGCTCTTTTTTATATGTAACAATCTCTGAACCTGCTCATCTGTTCTTCCTGTGATGTATTTGCTATGACAAGCCGGACAAAGTGCAATTAAATTCTCCATTCTTGTTTCTGGTACAGATGGGTCAATAAATGTCACTTCATAATTTGCTCCGAGCTGTCCTCCTACATTCACAAATAACGGTGTGCTGCAGCCATCATTCGGACAAACACTGCGTTCTTCCGCCACAAGCAGAGCTCCATATTGCTCTTTGATAGATGGCGAAATTGTTGCATTCACTGTTGTTTCTTGAGACTGAGGAACAAGTTCTGTTGTTTTCTTACGCTTGCGCTTTATTGTTGCTGCATTACAAATAATTTCTTTAAATCTCTCTGCAATTTTATTTTTGAAGTTTTCGTTGTCGATTCCGGGACACTCATCGGCAAATGCCGCGCATAAACCTTTAATAGTATCGTCCGTCTCTGTATCGATAAATTCTTCAAAATACTGAGAGTCCAAGTCCTTATTTATTTTCTTCGCCAAAGTGGTGATGTTGTGCTCTCCGTAAAAATAACCACGCAGCGTCCTAGGCTCCATGTCATGTAACAGAGTGTCACCATTGGGATTGAGATAAATTTTCTTAAAAAGTGTCCTCGTAAATTCTTCTGGAGATAGGTCTCCTTGAAAATACGTTGCTATTTTTTGAGCAAACACTTCGAATTCAGTTTTTGCCAATCCCAAACACCTCCATTTTGAATCAAGCGTGTACAACTGTGTATAAGCATGTACAGCGTTGTTCGGTAAAAAATGCACTTTCCTATATACTTAAGTCATAGGAAGTGAAAAACGCATCTGAATATAGATACACACTTTAATAAGTATATCACGGAGTTTTTCGTTTGTCAAATTTGTGTTTGTCATCGCAAATTTCTGTTCAGCGATACAGCAACAAAATTTCACTCATTCATTTCCTATATTAATCACTTCAGCAGTTTGCGCAGACAGCTTTCCAGTGCTGAAGTGACCACACAACAGAATATATCGCTCCCGGCAACTGGAAAGGCTGGTGGCACACATGAGATGGAGATTTCTCCTGACCGTGGTACCACTATACCCTTTTGCCGGTAGCAGCAAGGAACCTCCATCTCGGATTGACAAGATGGAGGTTTTTATATGTCAAACAATGCAAATCAGAGTAAAGAGTATCGTATCTATATTAAGGAATCCAAAAGCTGGGTGGATGTCAACAAGGAGTTCTACACGAACTACTACCGTGACATCAACGCCTATCGCAAGCGTCAGCAGGAACATGGCTGCTGTGTCTGCCCTGCAAGCAAGCGCTACTTATGCGACATGGATTGCTTAACCTGTCCTTATGCCAAAGCTGGCGATCAGCTTTCTCTCGACAACACCATTAGCGACAGTGACGGAAACGAAAAGAGCTGGCTTGACGATGTACCGGATGAATCTGCAGCTATCGCTGAAGTATTAGAGGATGCAGAGCTTCTTAATGCCCTCTACGCAAAGCTGAATGAGCTGGACCCGGAAGGCCGTCTTATCTGCCAGCTTATTATGGAAGGAAAATCGGAACGTGACTGCGGCAAGGAAATGGGCCTCTCTCGTAATACATTCGTGTATCGCAGGGACAAGCTGTTCCAGAAACTCCGCTCCGAGCTTAAGGACTACATCTAATATGAACGGTCGTCCTCTGATTCTTCAGGGGACGATTTTTCTTTTCTAAAAAATTTTTGTGTTTTTTCGGCCAAACGGTCGTCTCACCTCCATTGAGTAGTGTAAGGCGAAACAAAGCGACCTACAGAAAGCGAGGTGAACATCGTGAATCAGACTTTTCACAACAGAAGCGGCACTGACACAGAAATGATTGCAACTCTCACTGCAATCAGTCAAGTATCCGCAAGAATGGCGAAGAATCTCAGAATCATCACCGCACACAGACAATCCGAGGAAGGAGGAACAGTAAATGTCAAAAATGAATGATATGGCTATGACCATCGAAGAGCTGAGAAATGCTGCCATTGCTATTAATGATGCAGCAAACTGGCTCGCACAGCAGTTTGGAGGAGAATCCGAAGCCGCTGAAAAAGCAGAAGTCCCTGCCGCTCCTGCGAAACCTGCACTGACCCTTGAGGAGGTTCGAGCTGTTCTGGCGGATAAATCTCGTGCCGGACATACAGCCGAAATTCGAGAACTTCTTAAAAAGTACGGTGCAAGTAAGTTGTCACTCGTAGACCCGATACATTATGAAGCCCTGCTCAGGGAAGCGGAGGTGCTCTAATATGCCACCTAAAGGACATGCAATCCTCTCTGCATCCTCGTCTGACCGCTGGCTCCACTGCCCACCGTCAGCAAGGCTCTGCGAAACCTACGAGGATAAAGGCAGCAACTATGCTGCAGAAGGCACAGATGCCCACTCTCTTTGTGAGTACAAGCTCCGCAAAGCACTCGGCATGAAAGCTACAGATCCTACCAAGAATCTCGACTGGTATAACGCTGAAATGGATGACTGTGCCACCGGGTATGTCTGCTTCATCATGGAGCTTTTGGAAGAGGCCAAGCAGACTTGCTCCGACCCTGTTGTTCTGATTGAACAGCGAGTGGACTTCTCCCGTTGGGTAGAACAAGGCTTCGGAACTTCTGATGCCATTCTCATCAGCGACGGCACCATGCATGTAATTGACTACAAACACGGTCTTGGAATCCTCGTATCCGCTGAGGACAATCCTCAGATGAAGTGCTACGCCCTTGGCGCACTGGAACTCTTCGACGATATTTACGACATCGATACGGTCAGCATGACCATCTATCAGCCCAGACGCCAGAATGTTTCCACCTATGAGGTCAGCAAAGATGATCTCTATCAGTGGGCCGATGAAGTTCTGAAGCCTACCGCAGACCTTGCCTTTGCCGGTGATGGGAACTTCCTGTGTGGTGAATGGTGCGGATTCTGCAAGGCAAAGCATGAATGCAGGGCTAGAGCAGAAGCCAATCTTTTACTCGCACAGCACGATTTCAAGCTACCGCCTCTGTTGGAAGATTCGGAAATCGAAGTTATCCTTTCCCGTGTTGATGAACTGGTCTCTTGGGCCAATGACATCAAGGAGTATGCACTCCAACAGGCAATCAGCGGTAAAGAATGGACTGGCTGGAAGCTGGTCGATGGTCGCTCCAACTGCAGATATACCAACGAAGACGCCGTATCAAAAGCTGTCGAAGCTGCTGGTTTTGACCCTTACGAAAAGAAACTGCTTGGTATCACAGCCATGCAGAAACTGCTCGGCAAAGCTCGATTTGAAGAGCTCCTTGCAGCCTATATCGAAAAGCCACAAGGCAAACCTACTCTTGTGCCAGAGAGCGATAAACGCCCGGCAATGAACACAGCAAAAAATGATTTTATGGAGGAATATGACAATGAGTAAAAATGCAAAAATGACAAATCCCATGAAGGTTATCACTGGTCCTAACACACGCTGGAGCTACGTCAACGTCTTGGAACCGAAATCCATCAACGGTGGCACTCCGAAGTACAGTGTCAGCCTGATTATCCCGAAGTCCGACACAAAGACTGTAGCAAAGATTGAAGCTGCTATCGAGGCTGCATATCGTGAAGGTGAATCCAAGCTCAAGGGCAATGGCAAGTCCATACCAGCTCTTTCCCTACTTAAGACTCCTCTTCGTGACGGAGATCTTGAAAGACCGGACAACCCTGCTTACGCTGGCAGCTACTTTGTAAATGCCAATGCGCCCTCTGCTCCGGGCATCGTAGATGCAGACCGCAATCCTATCCTCACTCGTTCTGAGGTTTACTCTGGAGTCTACGGTCGTGCCAGCATCAGCTTCTATGCCTTCAACAGCTCTGGTAATAAGGGCATCGCATGCGGCCTTAACAATCTGCAGAAGATTCGTGATGGCGAGCCTCTTGGTGGTAAGGCTTCTGCTGAATCTGACTTTGCAACTGATGACGATGATGATTTTCTTGACTAACGGAGGTGACAAACTATGGAAACAATCATGATTAGCACAATTCTTGTAAACATCTGTATCGGCTGCTTCGCATGTGTTGGCCTTGCTACTGCAGTCTCTATGATTCAGAGTATCATCAATGACCATAAACGCGAAAAGCGCGAACAGGAAAAGGACAAGCGTGATCTCGAATACCATGAAAAACGTATGAAGGACTTTAAGTAATCTATCAACCTGCTGGCGGTGGTTTTACTGCCGCCAGCACATCTTTTAACAAAAGGAGACCATCTATGAATGAATTTGCAGAAATCTTAAATCTATTTATTGTTAACGTCATCGCATACACCTTTTTTGTACCCTGCTATTATCGATGAAGATACCTATCAAAAAACACAAGAAGAACGTAAGCGCCGAGCCACAGCACTCGGACGAAATAACAATCAAACACAAATGAGGAAGATACAGGTACCTACCCATTTCCATATGGATGAGGTCACTGCCCTTTATGACAATCCCGTCAAGCAGGCAGAATATCTGTAAAGCCTCATAGAAAGCGAGAGTAAAGAATGGGAAATGTAATGTTAATTCCTGCAAGGCGACAGGTTGGAAGCAACGCCAGAAAGCAGGAAGAAGAAAAGCCAAAGCTCCGAGTCGCAGCGTACTGCCGTGTCAGTACAGACAGCGATGAGCAGGCTACAAGTTATGAAGCTCAAGTCGAGCACTACACAGAATATATTCCAAAGAATCCAGATTGGGAATTTGCCGGAATCTATGCTGATGACGGTATCTCCGGCACCAACACCAAAAAGCGCGAAGAATTCAATCGTATGATTGATGGCTGCAAAGCTGGTAACATTGATATGATTATCACCAAGTCCATTTGCCGATTTGCCAGAAACACACTGGACTGCCTGAAATATATAATGCAGCTCAAGGACATGAACATACCTGTTCTGTTTGAAAAAGAGTCCATCAACACAATGGATGCCAAGGGTGAAGTTCTTATCACCATCATGGCTTCTCTGGCCCAGCAGGAATCGCAGTCCTTAAGCCAGAATGTCAAAATGGGCTTACAATATCGCTACCAGCAAGGCAAGGTACAAATCAACCACAATCGCTTCCTTGGTTATACAAAGGACGCAGATGGGAATTTAGTCATTGATCCAGAACAGGCTGAAACTGTAAAGCGTATTTGTCGAGAATATTTAGAAGGACTCAGTATGGACAAAATTGCCGCCGGTCTGGAGCGTGACGGTGTTCTTACCGGTGCCGGAGGAAAAAAGTGGCACACAAGCACCATCAACAAAATTCTCCGAAACGAGAAATACATTGGCGATGCCCTGCTACAAAAGACATACACCACCGACTTTCTAAACAAGACCAGAGTTAAAAATAACGGTCTTGTTCCACAATACTATGTAGAAGGAGACCACGAAGCCATTATTCCGAAGGACATTTACCTGCAGGTACAGGAAGAACTTGTCCGCAGGCGAGTGGTCAAAACCAGTGCCAATGGCAAGAAACGTAGCTATAGCTGCAATCACTGCTTCTCCCAAATCGTTATCTGCGGAGAATGAGGTGAAATGTTCCGAAGGCTCCACTGGAACAATCGAGGAGTTAAATCTATCGTCTGGCGCTGCATCAGCAGACTAGAATCCACCGGGCTTGAATGCCACGCTCGCACTATCAATGAGCTGGTTCTTCAGGATGCCGTTGTCAAAGCCATCAATCAAATGCTCGGCGACAAAAGCAACTATCAGGCACAGCTCCAGCTTAACATTGCTTCAGTCATTCGAGCTTCGCAAGCAACCTCCGTTGAAAACATCGATGAGAAGCTGATGGCCTTGCAGCAGGAGCTTATCCAGAAAGCCCAGAGCAAAGAAGCCTATGACGAAATTGCTGATGAAATATTCAGGCTTCGAGAACTGCGCCAGAAGACCACTGTCGACACTGCTGCAAAAGATGAGCAAATAAAGCGGATCAATGAGCTGCAGGATTATATCGCTCAGCAGACTACCCACCTCACCGAATTCGACGAATCATTGGTGCGACGCTGGATCAAACAGATAATCATCTGGGATGACCATATCACCGTAGAATTGAAATCAGGTGTTAGCATCGATGTGAATGCATAATTTTATAACGTGCAAAGGCTCTTCACCACTGGAACTAATCCGGTGATGGGGGCCTTTTTTCATTCTGGCATTGAACCAAAGCAAATTGCTGGAATATTGAAAGTGAATCCGCCATACGTTATAGTCTGGTATGTTATTGATGTATCTTCAGGAAGACTTTCTTCGTACTCATGATTTCGAATAATATGAAATACCGAAGCTGGTGATTTACTGCTAAATAATTCCTTTAATTTCTTTAAATCGATTACCGGAACATACTTATTCTGTGTTCTAATATTATGTCTCGCAACAACACAGCAAAATAAATCTACATCATCACAATCATCAACTTGAAACACATTTTTCATAAATGTTTTTTTATCCTTCATAGCATACGCCATAATTTGTGATGACTGTTCGCAGCCATGAGTAATATCATCTTCCCTTGCATATACTTCTTTAGAAGAGTCTGCAGCCATAAACCATTTTAATTCACATAGTAATACTGCATTAGAATTAGGCTCATAAACACCTAAATCTATATCCGGCAATCGTCCTTCTAAATTTCTATGCTTTATAATCACGAGATTTGAATTCTTTTTCAATATCTCTTCAATTTCTTCCACCATTAAGTTCTCTAAATCGTTAACTTCCTTGGAATGCTCAAAATCCGTCTTAGAGCTGACTACAGATAATAAATTTCTCTCTGGCCTGGAACCTACAAATAATATTGGCGCTATAACTACAATACTTCCGGGCATAACTACTATCGGCTGATACATAATGTCGACATTCTTTTTTTCAGGTTCAAACGTAATATACTCAAGTATATTTTTGATCACATTTTTATCTATACTCGTCATGGATTCAACATAACTTATAATATTATCCATCGGTTGTATTATTGTACTATTTTTTAATCTAATTAGGGCATCCTGTATTGTCAAACTACTAAAAAGGTGTATGTATGATAAAGTTGCTAATGCAATCCAAACTTTCCTGTATTCTTCTAACGAAAACAAGTCAAATTTCCATGAAGATGGAAGCGTTTTTGTCACTTCCCATTGCTTTGAAGCAATCTCAGAAAAAGCATCAATTACCTCTCTTGTTAGCTCATAACATAACTCTTCATCCTGTATCGAAATACGCTCTTTTAATTTTTCGTAGGCTGACGATATTTTTATAGGATTCACAACTTCCATAAATCCTTTAATTCCCATTTGACTTGTTTCTCTCAAAATGTCATTCCATGCGGACTTATTTCCGCTTTCTGGAAAATCAAACGTAACATTATTTTCTTCTACACTAGCTGTTAATCGTTTTCTTGAATACGAAATATATCCACTACATATAACTGAATATGGCCATGCATAATCATTTATAAGTGAAGCACAATTCTCATACCTGCTCTTTTCAATTCTCGAATTAATAGGAACTTCCGAAGAACTAAGAGAACTATTATGCACCCAGTTTAAGGCTTGATTTAATGCATCCATATAATCCGTTATTTTTTTCAAAGAAAATGGATTCAATATACTTCCAATTATCGCTAAAGAACATAAATCTTCAAATGTCGCGAGTAAATCATATGCCATCTGCTGCTTTGTTCCCGTAAACGCTGGATGTTTTTCATGAAACGTATCAATTATTTTTTCTATATCTCTAATATCCATTTGCCACCTAAAACCTCCTTTTATCTATTCCACTGCCAAGTCTGCCTCATAGTATCGAGTGGCTTAAACTGCGGTCGGTTCTGACAACAATCCCAGTGCCACAACCTATGACATCTAATCCACAGCCTAACCCCTACCGCTACTCTCTGGCTACTCAATTTTTCTCCAGTCAGCCCCAAAAGTAGATATGTTTCCATATAAGAAAACCGAGCTTTCCGCAAGGCTTCTTACGATGATACTAACCTTACAAAAAGCCCGGAAATACGCCGCTTTCTGGCTTTTATTTATCTTTCTTTGACATCAATACTACCGTCTCAACGGTATTACCTTTTTCCCACAAAAGCCGCCTTACCTCTTGACCGTCCCGATATATTGGGAAGTTAAACTCTATCGACTTCAAAGGCTTCTCCGACTCTCCGTTTGGATATATCTGAATTTCCTTTATAAGATAAGTAATAAGGCTTTTCTTTTCCTCGTCACTTATTATATCATAGAGCTTTCCGAAATTCAGCATAAGCTTGTAAATATTGTCCAGAGTGATTGTTTCCATTTCGATAGAACTTTTTCTCAGCTTTGCATCTTCAATCCGTTCTTCCAACTCTACAATCGTATCATACAAGGCATCAAGTCTTAAAGTCATATCGTGAATTTTTCTTTCTCTGAAGCGGGTATCAACAGGCAGATTATCAATTTCTCTCTCCAGACGTGCTTTGTTCAAATCAACTTCTTTCAGCTTACTCTCGTAATTGGCAAGTTCCTTATCAATAGCTGTTGTATCGGTCTGTACGCCAATACGCTTTTCAATCTCTTTTGCAAAATACTTATCGCTTACCAATTCCTTAACAGCTTCAATTACAAGTGGCTCAATATCTGTTTTTCTCAGAGATGCCTTATAATCACAATGATGTCCTCGTTCCTGCTTATTTCTGCCGCAAATATAATAGTAAACCTCTTTGTATGTGCCATCTTTATTTGTCCAAGCGTGTTTGTTCGTATACATTGAACTTCCACAAAGGGGACACTTCAATATCCCTGTCAAAAGATGTGACCTGTCCTTACCAACTTTTGATGGCTGTTTAATTCCTGTTGCCATACGTTTTGCGTGAACCTTTTGCCACAATTCCTCGCTGATAATTCCTTCGTGCTGTCCATCTTCTAAAATATAATCCTCTGCATGAACCTGCTTATATTCATTTTTTGTACCTTTTACCTTTTCTCGTGTTCTTCTGCCATAAGCAATCTTTCCACAATAAACAGGATTGTCTAATATCAACCGTATAAAATGACTGCTCCAAGTTTCCAATGTGCCATTCTGACGAGGTATCTTTTTAATACCTTGAAGATTAAGATATTTTGCTACTCCGCCAAGCCCTATGTCAGAATTGGCAAACTTCTCAAATATAATTCTGATTGCTTCAGCTTCCGTTTCTTCTATCAAAAGCTGATTATCTTTCAGATAATATCCGTATGGTGCAAATCCGCCATTCCAACCACCTTGCCGTGCCTTTTCCCTCCGTCCATTCATTGTCTGCTCGATGATATTCTCTCTTTCAATTTCTGCAACCGCAGACAAAACAGAGATTAAAAGTTTTCCACTTGTCTGTGACGAGTCAATTCCTTCTTCAATACAAATAAGATTTATTCCATAAGATTGCACAAACTCTAATGAATTTAGAATATCCGCTGCATTTCTTCCGAAACGGGAAAGTTTATAAACCAGAATATAATCTATCTCCAATCCGTTTTTTATATCGGAAAGCATTTTCTTAAATGCAGGTCGTCCCTCAATAGATTTTCCTGATTTACCTGCATCCTCATAAATACCGACAATATCCATTTCTTCTCGGTCAGCAAATCGCCTTAATCCGTTTTTTTGTCCTTCAAGACTGTATCCATCTACCTGCATCTCGGTACTTACTCTCGGATACAGGACACATTTCTTTCCTTCTCTGTTCATCGTACCACCTCCATAATTTTATAGGGAAATGTGATATGTAAGGCTGCGTAGCTTACGCAGCACAATCCAATTCTTGCAAAACTGTCTTTCCGTATTTTTCAACTATCTGCACCATAACATTGATAAATGAATTAAATACTTCGTTTTCATCTTTCATCTGTTCATTTTGCAATTCTGGATTTTGGATATAGTTTTCATTTCCCATAATGAGTACCTCCGCTATAAAACAAGCGGCTGTACTCTAAATTATAGAAATACAGCCGCATTTTTACCAATGTGCAAATTTATCGTTCTCGTCCCTT